AAGTATCTACAAAGGTTTTCTTTGCGTTTTGAATCATGTCAATAAACATGCTTGTCATATAATCGTTATTCATTTTAGTTCTCCTGTGTGTATGTGTTATTAACCTTATCATAATATAAGTGGAGGGCCTTTCACCCTCCTGGTTTTTTATTATCCCTTAAGTAATGTCTCTTTACTACGACCGATATCGATCTTCCGAGGTTTCTTTTCTTCTGGGATTACGTTCTCAAGAGCAACAATAAGAATGCCGTCTTTGAGATCTGCGCCGTTTACAACAACTGTATCTGATAGTGTAAAGGTGCGAATAAATGCACGAGCTGAGATTCCTTTATGAATATATTCATAGATAGTATCTTCTTCTGCTTTATTACCTGTTACGGATAACACTCCGTCTTTAACTTCTACACTAAGATCATCAAAAGAGAAACCAGCGATTGCAAGCTGCAATTCGTACGTGTTCTCATCTTTTTTAACAATGTTGTAAGGTGGATAATTTGGTTGCCCTTGGGCTGATTTAGACATCTTATTAATAAGATTATCAAACCCAATAAAGTAAGGGTCATTGAGTAGATCTGCGGTGAATCTACGAGTGTTAACGTTAGTCATTTGCTGTCTCCTTTTAAAAAGCAAGATTATGTTGTGCCGTTATTTAACCGGCGATGTAGTTAATGTAGGAACCCAACTACGGCATTCCTACATTACTATTTATATTTAACCAGTACTGCCGAACCCGCCTTCGCGCTCAGTTTTTTGTCCTGGTCTTTCTGTTACTTCAACAATTTTAACACGACTTGTTTTCTCAATTAAACATTGAGCAATGCGTTCTCCGTGATGGATTGTTGCCATGCTATCAGAAATATTTTCGAGCATGATAAAAGATTCTTCCACATAGTCTGAATCAATTATACCAACACCATTCGCTAATGTCAACCCTTTTTTCAAAGCAGCAGACGAACGAATATACATTTTCATTACGTGTTTTTCTGGAATATCAAAGATAAGACCAGTTGGTACAAGACACCTAATACTAGGTGGTAGCTGGAATGCGTCTGGGACGCCACCAACACCTTTTACCATGACCAGCATTTCTTTGTTGAAAGAATTAAACGATCTTAAACGTTGTCCATTTTTTATACATACTTTAACATCAAAGCAGGCCGAACCATCTGTTGCGTATTCTGGCAGCTCTGCTCGTTCATTCACTTTATATACATTCATAATCACTTCTTCCCAATGTTATATTTGGCCTCAAGAGTCCAATTTGATTTTTCCTTGTGAGATAAAATCTTAATTTGATTTATAGGAGCTAACACACTTTCTGTTGAATTTTTGTGTACAATAGAAACAAGTTCCCATTCTTCTAATAAATTAACAATCGTGTTACGTCTTGCTAAATCTTCTTCTGTAAACGTATTTTTCTTTCCGTCGAGTATAAACAACTCCTTGAAATGTAGAATTGCATATCGTCCTTGCTTGTGTAGAATATGGCATGTCTGATATAATTTCTTTTCTTTACGAGAAGATATGCCAATCCTTGTGAGAGTTTCTTTAATTTTTAAAAAACTGTCAGGAGTAGGGAGCGAAATTTCTATACCGACGCCTCTGAAAATGTTTTCATTTTCCATAACATACAGCACCTTATTTTATATTGTTTATTATTATCACGATGCTCACCATGACCATCCAATATATTTATCCTATTTAGAAACTCCGCCTACTATCATCTTATTATGAATAACTACAAGGTCATCTGCTGTTAATGCTTTCAAATATAGTTTAGCAACTGTACGATTACAGGAATATACTTCTTGAATAGCGTCAAGATCTGCGCTCTTGTCTGCTTTAGGCCATTTAGAAAAACGCTTCCGCTTGCGCAAAGCACCGAGGTAATAATCAAACTGCGCTCTATGAAATAGATGATGGCGCTGGTTTAATTCATTAGCATGAAGAATAGTATCTTCAAAGTTAGCAAAGCCACGGTTTACCATATAAGGACTATAATCTTTTTCGGTAATATCTGGGTTATCGCTCTTGCCGATCAGATCTTCTTTTGAAAAGGAGACTGCATTCATGTAATCAAATGGGCTATATTCTTTACTCATTCTTCCAATCTCCAAATATATCTGGCGCTTGCTCAGCAGCTTTTTCCATATAATAATCGCCGGGATAATGCTTCAGGTTACGATACGCTTCCTTACGTACAGCTGATGGTACCCTTGGTGTTTTCTTAGGATCCATTAGATCTACTAAGAACTGGCGTGTATTGTTTACTGCCCATCTACGTTCATACGGGAGAGTCATGTTTTACCTCTTCAATAGCTTTGAGTACATCGTTAACATCATCAGCGCATTCAGCACAAGCTTTTAGAATATGCAAACCGTCGCCTGTATTTAATTTTATATCATAAACAGTCTTTTTGTCAACTGTTTTATTGCAATAAAAGCAATTAACAGTCGTTCTACCAATAAGTCTATTTATCCACTCGCCCATCAGTTTGCCAATGACATTGATTTAGAGCCCCAATTATTATTCATTTTCGTCCTTGTTAATAACATTACCATAATAGTCGTGAGTACCTGCACGATAATTAGCTTTACGTTCTGAAATCATTGTAGAAGATAGTAGCAATACACGAACACCAAGATAACCGATGTAACATCCTGCTAAGAATATTAAGATATCATATATCATTTGTATTCAGCCTCCATCATAACTTCAGTAAGGAAAGCAACCATGTTAACTTCAAGATCTGCAACAAAGTTTGCTTTGTACATATAATCTGCAAGAGTAACTACGAATCCTGGCATAGATTTCATTTCAACTTTATCAGTTGACATATCATAAATGCGCCGGAACATCTCATTCATATCTTGATCACTATTAGAAGCAACCCATTTGCGCATACCCGTGAAGTTCTTAGCTTTAAGAAGTTTGAATACTTCATCCATAGACTCTTGCTTTAAGTTAACAAAGATACCTTCGTCAATATTACCAGACGCAGAATAAGTTTGAAGCTCAGTAAGAACACGACGAAAATCGGGAAAGTGTCGTTCAATTACTTTAGCAAGAACTGGCTTTTCGTATGGAACACTTTCATTATCAAGAACATTACACACACGTTTAAAGAATTGCATAGCCATCTTAGGACGCTGTGAAGTTTCGATAGTAAAATCTACTTCAGACAAACGAGAACGCAATGGCTCAATGATACGGTTTTTAAAGTTACACGTAAAGATGAAGCCACAGTTAGAAGAGTATTCTTCAATAAAGTTACGGAGGGCTGGTTGAACTGATGTTGCATTCAGATAGTCTGCTTCATCAAAGATAACATACTTACGTCCACCAGATAAAGACATGGAGGATGCGTATGTAGAGATTTCATATCGAAGAGTATCGATATTTACATTAAGAGAACCATTCTTAACAATATAGTCGCAGCCTAGCTCTTCGAGCATAGCTTTTGCGATTGTGGTTTTACCTACACCTGGACCGCCAGTAAGCAGTAAGTTAGGAATACTTTTGTCTTCAACAAACTTTTTAAAAGCTGCTTTAGTTTTTTCAGGAAGGATGGTGTCATCAATACACTGTGGTCTATAAGCTTCGACCCAGAGCACTTCATTTGTTTTTTTGGATATTGTCATTATCATCACCAATCATAATATAAGAATAAGTGTGGGCTTATTTAGCAACGAGAGCCCACATCGTTCGTTCTAAGGTAGCGCCTTAGTTTTTGACTTTAGAAGCCATTGGTGCGTCTGACGGTACATTAGCTGGTGCTTCTGCCGGCATTTGTCCTTGAGGTTGTTGTCCTTCTGGTGCATTCTGACGAAGGAAGATTTCTAGCTTATTACGTAGCATACCTACGCCAGCTAGTTCGTTACCTTCATAAGCACCGCGCCGAGAAACTACATCAATCATCTGTACAACTGTTGCAATATCTTGCAAGGAGATTTGTACTGGCTCTTGTTGTTGGCCTTGGCCTTGGCCTTGTTGGTTTTGTGCTTCACTCATTTTCATTTATCCTTTTTTATAAGTCGACTTAGTATCAATTGCCACAAAGTATGTGACACCTTCGCTTTTAAACTCAGAAATACCCTTCGCGCAAAGAGTAACTTTGTAATCCTGAGGTAAAAGTTTAAGATTATCAGTTTTGATAATAATCTTAAATTCATCAGATGTTGTCCCGATTTCAACGCCATAATCATCTGAGTTTGCGTTATTGCCATCGATAGCTTTAAGGTAGATTTTACCCTCTTGGCCAACGAAAGCAACTTCTTGGAATTGCAGAACACCGGCTGCTTTAATAACAGACTGTAGATCACCCCACGAAACATCTACTACTACATCAGCAGAAGGCAACTGAATGTCTTTTTCTGGTGCAGCGTGAATCATAGAAATATCGGCATAAACATACTTAGTACGTTGTTTGCCTGCTGCAATTGTAAAGTATTTATCGTGGAATTCTACATCCGGATCGTTATAAAGACTCAAGATTGACAAGAAACGAGATAGATCATAGATACATGCTTGAGATGGAATTTGATCTGGAATTGTCGCTGTTGCAACAAGAGTTTTTTCCGGTGTTACAGTTTTAAGAACATTACCTTCTTTCATCAAGATAGATTTGTTAATGCTCGCAAAACTTTTGAGGATTGTAATAGTACGTTCACTGAATTTCATTATGTAAAGCTCCTAGTGCTTGTTGTTTATTTATATTAATAATAACATAGTTTTTGACTACTGTCAACATTTATTTGTTCTTTTTCTTATTATATTCTTTCTTACGACTAGAGTTATCTGCTGTTGCAGACATACCGAGTTGGCCAATCTTGCCAAGATTACCCTTAAAGATATATGTACCAATATGTTGTAGTTGCATCCAAGGACACGCGTAAACATGCATTCCTGCGTCACGCGATTTCTTACAGAAGAAATAATCTTCAGATAGATATCTTCTAGTTACTGGATCAATGATACAGTCGAAGTAAGCATGAATATTACGAGTACCATCGAAATTATCAGTTCTAACGTGATCTGGTTTGTAGCTTAATTCTGGATATGCTTTAGCAAACTTTTCAAATGTTGCCCGTGGAATAAGCATAAAACCAGTGCCAGCTTCAGCAACTTCTAGTGGTTCGCCAAGGTTAATGGTGCTTGATTTCTGTACTGGATTAAAAACATAATCGGCGGTGTACTCTTCTAGATCAAATGGATTTTCATCGCCTTTGCCTGCTTTCGCAGCTTTTGAAACTTTTTCCCAAGCGATCGTTTTCTTAGGATATAGACCAGTAACAATATTATGTTTATCTGGATCAGCAATGTTTACTGCTAACAATCCAAGAATATCACGAGGATTAAATCCAATGTCTGCATCAATAAACACTAGGTGTGTGCAATCAGACCGCATAAATTCATCTGCGATATAGTTACGTGCCCGTTGAATTAAGCTTTCATTAAAGAGATAATAGAACTGAATACCAATTCCATTAGCTGCACACATCATAGCTAGATCTGTAGATGATTTAGTGTATGTACCAGCGCATTGGGCACCGTACATAGGTGTACCTATAAAGATCTTATGCTTTTTTATTTCATCAATGCTTACTTCAATTTTCATATTTCCACTTGCTCCATATCTGCTTCTGCTCTAACAATAGCTTGTAGCCTCAAAACATCTGCAGCAACATCATGTTTACTATCGTGCGCTTTAAAATTGTATTCCCATTTTGCAGTATCAGATACAGGAACAAACGCATTCTTGCCGCCTGGCACATTAAAATCGAATTTTGCATCGATGAATGTGCGTGTATCGCGAACTGCCCAATACTTAAGATAGTCACCAAGCAAAGAAGTTTTACCGGCATTCTGTGCGATACGATCCAGAATTACTGGATCAAACGAATTTGATCTCGACCACCAATAATCGATTTTATTTGATGTGCGTAAATAGTCAATCAGCTTTTCCATAAACTGCCCAGCTGTAAGATCACTTGCAGATGGTTTCATATTTCGCCTAAGTTCTGGCGGCTGATCTAACCACCATTGCAAGTCGCGTTCGTTATACTTACAGCCATGATTAACCATTTGATCTTTAATATCAAACTTAGCCTGATGCGTTCCAAGCACTAACTCTTTAAAAGAGTATGGATTCTCAGTAAATCTAGCCCAATCGAAAGTTGTGTACGAACAATCAATTGCCGGTACCTCTCGTGAGTTTTGACCAATAGTCTCAAAGTCAATAATAAAGTGTGTGGTCATGAAAAGTAGGCCTCCAGAGTATCTATTTTGGTTTCGTATTCTAATCTCTTAGTACCATTATACTGCAAAACGTAGTCTTTGTCAACCATTATTCTCTCTTTATTTAACACTGCCAGAACCTCTGTGGCCATGTCTGTGGCCGTCTGTACAGGTACGTTTTGGCATATATGGTTAGCAACTTTAGGACTTGCATCGACCAATTCGAAGTCTTCTGGCAGCCCCATAATAGACATTGCTTCGCGGTAGTTAATAAACCTATCTTCGTCAGGATGTGTAAGCATTATAGGATAGTGACCAACAAACGCGCCGATGCGATCTTTTGGAATAATAACTCCACGACGCATAATGCTTCCACCGTTAGCTAGCTTTTCATTCTTATACAGACATTTTTCTACTTCTCTTTCAAAACCATTAGCTTCCATCCATTTAGCTACTTGTAAATATGTATGCCCCGATCTTTCGATATAAGAGAAAGCATCTACTCCACGAGCTGATGTAGGATCAATAGCAGCAGAGTGTTCTGCGTGAGACCGACCACCATGAATCTCTTCTAAGATATATTTGTAATACGGATTATCAGATGGCTTCTTAGTGCAGATTGGTTGTGTTTGAAAATTTGATTTTACGTTACGAATAAGATCTTCGATAGGAGTGTATTCACGTTCAAAATAATTGAAGATTGGTACTTGTGTTCCTTCCCAAAAGAAGTAGAAAGAACGTTCGCGAACTTGTGGGACACCATGCAATAAAGATTTAGTACGATATACACTCATTGTATATCCATTATCTTTGCCGATTTGTCTCATCTCATTACGAATATTTGTACCGATCTTACCAGCAAATCCTGGAGCATTCTCGCCCCAGTATACTTTTGGTTTATAGTCACCAAGAATATATTTCGTTGTTTCTGTTAACCATTGGTTGTTTGGATTATCATCACCGTATCCATGTGACATCATAGACAACCCAGCGCAAGGACAAACAGATGCTACTACATCAGCTCTTTCATTAGCTGGTGGTGACATCCCTTTGTCTAGTACGTAATAAGGTATTTCATTGTTGTAGTAATTTACTATGTGCTTATCATTAGCTGCAAAAGCTTCATATGACATAAAATGTAATGGGGGTTTTCCAAAAGCTCTATGTGAAGCGATTGTTTCTCCGCCAATCAAAGGTACAATGCTTGCGTGTGTAATGTCGGTCATACTAGGAATTTCCTCACTGTGGCTAGAGCTGAATTAATGGCCATGTCCATATCTAAGTATGCATACAGTCCACAACGACCTATAAATTTCATATTCTCTGGCTGTTCATTTTTATACTTTTCGTACAATTCACGATTTTTGCCGTCACGATCTTTAACTGGATAATAGCGTTCAAAATTATTATCAACGTAGTCGCAAGGCTCTTCAAATGTGAGTGTTGTGCTATATTTATTGTCTCCGTGACATGGAATATTCTTCCACTCAGTTACACGGGTTTGTGGACCATCGTGAGTAAAGTTAACAGTAGTAGTTGGTAAAGCGCGCGGGATTGGCAAAGTTACAGTTGTAAATCTGATTGATCTGTAAGGCAAGTTACCGTGTTTAAAATCAAAGTATTGATCGATTGGCATAGAGTTAAATACATGATCATACATCCAATTCCAATCTTTATCATAAGATGTTTCTAACATTACTTGAATGTTTTTATGATCTAAGATGTTTTCAACTAAAGCAGTATAGCCATCTTTTGGCATAGCTTGATATTCGTCGTTTGGAAAATACAATTCATTATCGTCGTCTCTAATAGGAACACGATTAATAATATCAGGATTTAGCTCGTCAAGTTCCATTCCCCACATCTTCTTAGTATATGGCCGGAAGAAAATATCAAGAACATTCTCTTCTCCTACCATATCTTTAGTTTCGCGGTTTACTGGAAGAGTAGCAAACCGGCCATCTTCAAGCTGGGCTTTTACTTTGTGTTGGTAAGGTACCCATTCTGTAAACTTACTAAGCCAATCATATACCGATTTATTATTAGTATGAAATAAGTGAGGACCGTATTGGTGTACTCTGATACCATGCTCATTAACATAGTCATAAGCATTACCTGCAACATGATTACGGGCTTCGACAACCCGCACAGTGTGGCCTGCTTCTGCAAGCTCACGAGCAATTACTGCACCGGAAAACCCGGCTCCTACTACGAGATATTTCATGCTTCTAGTGCTCTTCGTAATTCTTCACGTTGTACATTTTTATCAAGAGGATGGCTAGCGTAAAGAGCATCACGTTGTGCTTTTGCTGTTGCTACCAGTTGTTCGTCACTCATTGCTTCTATATCAGATACAGTAAGACCAGCGATCGCTTCATCTTGGTAATACACCATCATCTCTGCTTTATCACCAATAAGGATAGAACCAGCATCTGCTACTTGCAAAGGACGGGCTCTCCACCAACCAGAACCAGCGTGAAAATAACCCGGCATCAAACAACCCCATTGTTGTCCAAATACTTTTACCATTTCTGGTTCTGTACGACGTTCTGATTTGTACTTGCCACGTTTAGCACCAAAGTATTGAATTTCCCACTTCCAACCTTCTGGCTGCTGAGCCTTTAACCATTTGCGGGTTTTTTCTTGGACTAGAGAAGCAAAGTTCCATTTCTTTTCTTTTTCTGGAGTATCGCCAAAGAAGTTATCTAATGCAATAGTACCTGTGCCGTAACCGTTATCTTCAGTACGATTTAAGTGGTAAGGATTAGGATTAAACCGATAAACGTTTTCTTCTTTCCAGCCAAGATTCAGCAGTGATAGATTACCGTGGTCAAATGCGCTTACAAGTAAACGATTGCTACGGCTAGTAATGATTTTGCATGCTTCGATGTAATCATCTTTATAAGATATTACAGACTCTCTGTTTTCTGCACCTTGCCAAAGATCAAATAGGTAATCACGGAAAATACCTGGATCGTTTGCTTCCATCTTCTCTTGATATGTTTCGATAGCACCAAAGATTTGTGGCCATTGCCAATCATCAAAAGCTAAGATACAATCTGGGCGAGCCTTAACCGCGTATAGACCAGCCCACAGAAACTGACAGAAGGCCTGGATACTGTGGATATAAACAACTACCTCATCATAGCCAGATAAGTCCTCGCCTAAGGATACAGGCCGCTGTTCTACCTCATAGCCCATATCTTCAAGACATCGTATAAGAGAATAATGTGAAGGAACTACTTGAAGCTGCTGATCGAGAAAGAAGTCTTTCGTACATTGCAACTTGTTCATACCAGTAATAAGAATTTTTTTAGACATATTTCACCTTTTCATAATATATTGTATAGTTGTATTTATGACTCTACGAATGTTTCAAACTTGTTTGGTACAGTAACCCAAAGATCAGCGTCAGGCAATGGTTCTTTTTGTTCAGTAATGTTTGGCCATATCTTACTATATTTAGTGTTTCTGTCAGTCCAAATAACTAGCTCATTTTCAGTCAAATCTACATCTGCGTAAATAGCATCTACAGGGCATTCAGCAACACATACACCGCAATCAATACATTCATCTGGATTAATTACTAGAAAGTTCTCTCCTTCATAAAAACAATCAACTGGACATACCGATACGCATGTGGTATGTTTACATTTAACGCAATTATCCGTTACCAGATATGTCATATTATAACCCCAAAATAGTAACTTGTACACCGCTTTCTTTAAACATTGGCAAACTTTGTTCTTCCCATACTTCTTGCCAGTTGCCTTTGTCAGTATTTACACTAGGAATTACCACGTGCTTGATACCGGCTTGAATAATACACTTAGTACACGAAGGACAAACCGGTAATCCATAAACATAAAGTGTGGCATCTTTAAGACTAACACCAGAATACAACGCGTTCATAAGAGCATTCATTTCGGCGTGGATAATGCGAGGATACTTTTGATCGCGGTCATTTAATCGCTCTTCAGTATCGGCAATACCTTTCGGAAATCCATTGTATCCTGTAGCAAGAATGCGGCGTTCGTCGTTAATAGCAACAGCCCCAATTTGGCTTGAAGGATCCTTACTCCAAGTAGAAACCATTTTAGCCATTTCGATAAAGCGGTTGTGCCATCGTGTCGTAGATTCGTTTTTCCAGCCCCCGCGGAGCGGGAGAAGGGGGCTGAGAGATAAAGGCTCGTGTTCTTTATACATACGTGACATATATTGGTCATAAGGCTCATAATCGCTCATTCTGTCATTCCTCTAAACATTTCTTTGCGGCCAACTTCGCCTATTTCGTTATCGTAAATTATTCTAAGCCTTGTTAGCATTACAGAGGCAAGCATTAAAATTTCTTCACGTGTGTCGCAATACATAATAGCTTCATCAATAGGTTTTATCAACTCGCGCATGCGCGATTCTATTTCAACACTATCCATTTATTTTAACTAGATCAAAGTGGCGAGCGTACACATGCAATGACATCACTTGCCAGGTAAGAGTACCATGTTCAATAATCTGAATAGGATCTGGTGCAAATGTAGAAAGGTTATGTTTATTTGCCAAATCATTCCATTCAGCAACAACCTTGCCCATAAGATATTGCGCCCAAGCATAATCATTCTTGTAACCAAATACTACATCGTTAGAGCGCATTTGAGATACCATATGAAGTTTACCATCACGAATATAGAAGGTTTGCGCATTAGTACAGATGAAGTCTGACTTGCCACCCTCATCGAACTCGGCCCATATAGATGGACGATTGTAAACCATTTGAGCACGACGACTATCAGGGTTATTCCATAATTCAGAGAACGCACATTCAAATTGATTGAAGTACTTGTCAGCAAATACTAGATGTCCATAGTTAGAGTTGATATTGCCCCATTTGTCAGCAGCATATTCCCAAGCAGCAGGAGCTGGCTTATCAAACCCGTTGATATCATTAATATTAGTTGACATTGATTCATACCAAGCTAACTCAGCAGCAATATAAGATGCAACTGGTTTACCAAAGATAGCTGGTTCGTCAGCGATAAAAGATGCACCAAGAAGCTCGATAGTCTTTTGTCCAGTTTTATCAGTAGTAAAACGTTCAGCTTTTAATTCTTTAATAAAATGCTGTCGAATGTCTTTAACGTTCATCATCATATCCTCTATCATATTCTTCAAAGATTCGTATAAGCTCTTGCATCTTATCGCAATCTGCTTGGTTATTAGTATCTAATTCTATTTCTATTTTAATTATCATTAGCTGGACTTGTATTGTAGTCTGTTTCTTTATTAAAGCGATCATCGACGTCAGCGGTAGCTTCGGCTTGACATACAGTCAAAATCATTAGCTGAGTCATAGCATGATGCAAATGTGGCAACCCGCTTTCTGGATCAATATCTTCGCCATCATTCCAAGCTAACATATGACGTTGAATAGATGCGAAATGGCGTGACACTGGAAACTTATTTAGATCCCTGCGCCAGTTGTTTTCACCATATTTTTGTGCACCAAATGCAAATACATTAGCGCATGCTATGATAGCCGATGAAGGTACCAAGTTAATTGGTGGTTTACCAGTATCAAATTTCATATTGTTGTCCTTATCTTAAATATTGGCAATTTTTATCATTATAATGATTATAATACATTTGTCCGGAATTGTAAAGGCTTTTTTGCATATAGTTTTTAAAATATTTTCCGACTTTGGTTACAAGCATCCATTCTACAGCAAACACATTAGGTTCTAATACTTTGTAATCACCAACAATAAAATGTTCTACAATGTCTAAGTTCTTCAAAAAGGTTTTAACATAGACTGGATCATCATATGAATACCATTTTGTGTTATCGTTTGATAGAAAGTTTTTACGCTTTACTTCTGTTTGACCATTATCCCAAATAACATCCCAAGCATATGAGTCTCGATCTAAAGGATCAAACTCTTTTGGATTTTTAGTTGCGCCTTGATGTACCAAAGCAAATTCCAAAATAGCACCAGCCCGCGAAGCACTAAAGCATTCTTCATATGTGCGTCCTCTGCTTCTTACAGGGCATTGAGAAATTTCAAGTGCTTGTTTACTAAGATACTCTATTTCTTCGTCAGTCATAGAATACGTAATAGGTTGAGGTGTTTTGATCATTTTATTAATCCTTATGCGGAAGCGTAATGTTTTTTCCACGCTGATCCGATAGTGCCATAGCCGCTGCCAGACATGTAGACTTGCCACATAATACGAGACACTTCGCCAGAACTGTAAGCTTTAGATATATCATATTCAAGACGATTCAAGACAAGCTTTTTAGTTTTCTTCGGATCAATCAAAGCAACTGCAGCAATCCGAGCTTCATTGATAGGCATCTTGTCAAGCTTTTGCAATACGTTCATATCCATTAAACTTCTCCAATCCAAACGTTAATGTGGCAGAGGTCACCCTCTGTACGAGTAATAACATATTCTAATCCGGATTTTTTAAGAGCTACTTTTAGCGCAGCTAATTGTTTTTTATTTTTAACAGTCATTTGATATATCCTTATTAACGGTTGTAAACATAAACATCAGCGTGAGTAGCTAAGCCAAGAGGTAGAGACTGATCAAAGCCACGACGTCGACCTTTGCCGTAACGAGCTTCTGAATGAACCGCGCGAGGGCCACGACCTTGAAGCTTTACGTATTTACGATTTGCAGTATCAAAAGCTTCGTTGTTCATTTTTACAACAATTTTGATACCATCCAAGATAGGTTCGTCGCGGTAATCTACTTTGCCGTTAACCATTCTAACAGTTGCATAATAGGCAGTTGAGCGAGAAGTAATTTTCATAATGTAGTTTCCTTTGATTTACTTTATATAGCTATTATACATCATCTGATAGTGAATGTCAACAGTTATTTTCATTTAATTTGAAAATAATTCATAATTATGCAGCCTCTTCTTCATAAGAAGCATAATCTACAATTTGAGCTAAGCGTTTTGTAAGCTCACGACCATAATCAGTGAAAAGGATTCCTTTGTTCCAAACCCAGTGCTCAACATCTTGCCCGTGGTAGAACACTTCGCTTTGAGTCAACCAACGAAGAGCTGTTTCTTCATCACCAGCACCAAGCTCAATAGTCTTCTGGATAAGTGATTTGAATTCAGCCAAGTCTGCTTCTTGCTGTTCTTCTTCACGCTTCATCTCAGCTTCTGCCGCGTTAGCGCAAGAGTCTGCTTCTTTACGAAGTTGATCCATAGACATAGATTCAAAATCCATGAAACGTGGACGAATGCCATAAGCTTCTTTATAAGCATCCCAAATAAAGCTTTGAAGGTCATCCCGAGTAAGTTTGAAAATAGATACATCCATAGTTATATTCCTTTGATTTACTTTATATAGCTATTATACATCATTTAAGAACGAATGTCAACATTTAATTTCTTTCCACAGTGTATTCATTAACTTTTCATCTGCAAGTTTAATGAATTTCTTATGAGCTTCGAAGAAATGCGCGTACGAATTACTGCTTAGACCTTCTAAGTTAACAGCGTCAACACAGTCTTCTTCTAGCTTTTTACCCCACATCCAGCAATTCTTATCGAAGCCTTCACTATCTTCATATAAGTCGTTAACTAGAACATATCCTTTATAATGAAAAGACTCAGCATAGCAAGTAATTTTTTCAGCCGGCATAGATTGTTTCCCATTTCTGAGGTTCATCAGAAAGTTGAATTGGATATCCATCTGCGTCCTTAACGCGCCAAACAAGTTCTGAAGAAACATCTAGTGTTGCAGCAATTGCTAACGCAGGATACCCTTCATTAAGCATTTCACGAATTTCTAATACTAACTCCGACATCATCATAGCCATACGAACTTCCTCTTATTGTGTGTAACCAAGTTTCATAAATTCTTCAGCTTCTTTTTTACCAATACCAGAAGTCTTCAATACTTCATCAAGATTTTTTGGACCCCAAGGAGCACCAAAGCGAGTAAGAGTGTCGCCAAAAGTACTCATACGATTTGTACGAGCAATACCTTCAGCATCTAAACCTTTCATAGGAGTGTTAACAGAAATATCCATCAGTTTCCGACCAATGTTAGAAACGATAAGTTGGTTTTTAGTAACATCATATTGGCTTTTCATATTTTATATCCTGTATATTGCGATTTGTTAAGACTATTATAACATAGTATGATAAGGCTGTCAACAGTTATTTTCAGTTATTTTCAAATAATTGTTGACTCACCTGCTAACACTGGTCACGCTTCTTCGATTGTGATTTTGTACTCCTTACCGTTGATGTCAGTGACCAGAATGGTCTTCTTAGTGGACATGAAGTAACCCTCAGTAGGATGAAGATCCATCTTAGGGTTACCCACATAATCTAGTATGGCCGTTCCAGTGCCCTCTAAGGCACGACTGTCGGCCTTCAGAAGTACCTTGATAGTGTCTGCAATGTAATCACAATATGCTAACATGTTATGCTACCGCCATTTTAGGGTTGAAAGAGAATGCTACGAAACCAACCGGAGCTACTACTGCGATCTGACCTTCTTCGTCAACGATAACGTCGCTAACTGAAAGAGAAGACATGCGTGATAAACGTTCGATCTTGTCTTCTGGGCCAATGTTGCCAATTTCAAAGACTTGGTTTATGTCTGAAGCTTCGATGTTAGAAACGTGAGTGTAGAAACCGTTGTCCCAAGCGTCTGAAGCCAATCCGCCGATTTTGCCACCGCTGAAATCCATCGTCATATCCATCTTAGCTACATGAGCTGGTACTGCCATATGACCCTTTGCGTTGATAAGGTCGTACTGAGCTTCTGATAATTGGATCTGGTAGATTGCGTATTTCATGGTTGTTCCTTTATTTGTTTATATAGCTATTATACATCATCTGATAGTGAATGTCAACAGTTATTTTCAAATTAAATGAAAATAAATTGCTAATCAAATCATTGGCTTAGAAAAAAGTTCAAATTATTTTAGCTGGTCATAGGCCCACTGCTTCTCTCTGCACCACCAGCATGTACCACAATGGCCTACTGGTTGTGTTGTACATGACTGAGTTCCAGATAGATCTATACCGAGATCTTTAGCCAGCCAAATGATATGATATTTGTACAGATGTAAGAAAGGGGTGATTAGTACATCAGAATCTATTCTCCAAGGACGTGGTGGCTCATTTTCCTCTTGAAATTCTGGAAAGTACTTGTAATGAGGAACTTGGTTTACGCCCGTATATAGCTGGTTTAAGCCATATTCTCTAACAAGCACTTTTAAACCATTCTTAACTGGCGTAGGATCTTCTGGCATAGTTGGCAACACTATAATATCATCTCTTCCAGTTAGCTTATATACGGTTTCTACATCATCAACACCGCTTGGTGTTTCAAAGGTATAAATAATTATGTTATCTTTGTTTGGTAACAAGTTGTATAGAACCCAGCTATCAATTCCGCCAGACATAGCGATACCTATTTTATCACCCTTAGGATCAATTGTAATGACTCTTTGATCCCATTTTGGGCCCACTATATATTGTTTCATGAGGGTATAATGTCTCCATTCTTTTTAAGTCCACCGAGAACAAGAAGTACAGTATTGTACGAGCTCACTGCAAACTACGTTAAGCAAAAATACGGATTACTAGAAATAAAAAATCATAGTGAATTATTTTTGCAATTTAATTCTAGTGTAGTTGTAACCAATCACAGAGTCAACCAAACATTCCCAACTGAAATGATACCGTTGGTTTATGATGATTGCATCCATATGCATTTTATTTATCCATACATGTTTAAAAATCTTAAGGAAAGAAATCTACATAAGCTTGATGTACTAAGACAAGAAAAAGAGAATGGTAGAAACTATCATATCAAAGGTACTTTGCAAGTAAGCGAAACACCTAAAGAAATAATTGAATTCTTTAGTGACAGACATTTTGTGATTACAAAAAGAAGGAATACTTTAGACCAGCTTCTTAGTCTTTTATATGCAAAGGAAACAAGACAATTCACAGTAAGGCAGCTAGACAATAGCATGCGCACTCATGCTGAAAATCTATCCAACGGAGTTGTTATCAGTGATTATGAAGAAGTTGCAAGAGCAGTTATTAAACAGAGTCAAGCCATCTATAATTTAGAAAGTGTTATACACGATAAAGGCTTGACTTGCAGTGTTGTATATTACGAAGATTTAAACACAACCGAAAAAATATTTACTGCTTTGAGTACAATATTAGATGACGCATCATGGCATCATTCATTACCAAACGATTATGAAAACAATCTGGTAATAGATATGAAGATGGATTATTCTAAAGCTATTGTAAATTACGAAGAGGTAAAATCTAAATTATTAGATCTTATAGAAGAATATCAGTTTTATGTTTAAATTACTTCAGTAGTTTCTGGTGAACAAATCCAACCAGCTTCTTCGAACGAAATTTTATTAGGGCCTTCTCCAGGCCAGCTTGCTTTATAAGAATTAAAATTAGCTTCACTTAACCAAGTTCTGTTTATAGTAACTGTTTGAGTGCTCAAATCAAACCAAACATCAGCAGTAAATTCGCCTGCAACATTACGAGTATCGAGTTCTTCTTTTTGCGCAACATCTACAAGTGCAGCATTCATTGAAGCCAAAGCTTGGTCAATGCTAGTAAAGCTTGCTGCTGAATTTGTAAAAACTACGGTTTGTTTAATAGCCATTATACGTTCTCCTCGGCATATAGATTGTGTGCACACGATGCTTCTTCAGGGATGGTGTACTCATCCAAATATTGTTCATTAGCTTCTAGAATACCGTTTTGGCCGGTGACCACGACAACTAGATGAACTCTGTCTACGTCACTATTATTTTTAACCCAGTGTTCGTATGCTTGATTCAAGAACCAAACACTACCATCTGCTGGCATATGTAACTCAACGGTTCTCTTTTTACCTTTTGTCCCAATCACTACATCTTCGTGTGTAATTAGTGGAATATGAATTCTTACGGCTTTATCAGTGTTAATATCAAGGTGCGGTTTAATTTCTTCGCCAGCTTTAAGTACAGCATAACGAGTACGAGCAACATGCCCAATGTTTTGTTCAATCATATCTAATACTTCAGCAACATAACCTGTACAGAATTTATTACGCTTATCATACATCTTTTCATCTGCAATAGGAGTATAGTCTGGGTGTGATGGATCACTAATTTTTTCCATGCGGCGTGCAAATTTACGTGGATCCATACCTTCTTCTGCAAGTTTAGCAGCAAGATTTTTATTGTGCACGTTAGGATCACCGTTAAACTCTGTTAAGCAAAGCATCTTATAAGCTTCACCACCGTCAGCAACAAGCTTGCCTTCACGTTCAGCTTTTTCTTCGTCTGTAAGAAAATACTCTAACAACACTCGACGCACTACTAAACCATCTTCGGTATTGCTACCGTAACTTAGTCCATTATATTTAGACCAATCATCATAGCCAAGTTCAAAGAACTCGTTTCTCAATTTATCGATATCAATCTTAAAATTAAGTTTAGCCATTAATGGTAGGTGTTGTCTTTTAAGCATGATGTGTAATCTCTCTAAATTTATATTTGTTTTGAATCATAAAAATAATAGTCTTTGCACATTCTTTAGGATCCATTATACGTTTCAATACTTCTTCTATCTTTTCTTTAGGCCAATCTTCGCAGCCTTTCCGAGCCAATGGAGTATCTACAAATCCAGGATTGTAAACCATACTGCGACAAACTAAATCATTTTCTGCAATCCAAAAGCTGTATGTCTCTAAAGCTTTCTTAGCTACGTTATAGTTCAAACGAGTTAGTGGTCTACCCTGTTGGTTATCTTTACCCCAACTACCTATATTTATTATCGTTTTGCTTTTATTTTGCCATTCGTTGTACACTGCTTCTAATATGTTTAGTTGACCGGTTTTATGATATGAATTATTAATGAATACATCACAATCAAAAATTTGAGAATAAAGCCTTTCATCAGATATATCAAAACCAGTTCTTCGGCTTCCACCAATTACATTGTAACCTTGCTCTTTTAATAATACAAAAGTTGCTAAACCAATTCCACTTGTATGTCCTGTTATAAAGACTTTCATTTTATAAACACTTTTTCAATTAAAAACCCAGTTAAATCTAATTCCCACCAATGTTCTTTATAACTATATTTACCCGGATTATGGTGGTGATTGTTATGAAGAGTTTCACCAAGACAAAAAGTAATCATATTAACAAATACACTATTATAGCTGTTGTCTTTTGTTGCGTGATTTTTATAACCATCAAACACGGGTACACCATGCCCAAAAGTATTTTGTAATCCAAAAACAAATCGAACCATAAAAATTGGTAGAAAATACATATTAAGTATGAGTATTGGATTAATCAACCCAAGAATAACAACATAAAGAATAATATTTGGCCAATACCAATCATAAAAGAATTTTACTGCAGGATCTCTCATCATAATTACAATATCACGAGTCTTTATATCCTTATAGCTTCCAAGATCTTGAATGGCATGAAAGGCTTTCCAAAATCCTACAAATGTTGGCGAGATTGGATCATCTTCAGTATCAGAGTTTTTATGATGAGACCTGTGGTATGGTACCCAATGAGAAATAGAACCCTGTGTAGAAAGAGTGCCAAGCAAAGCAAGAATCCAATGCCTTATTTTGCCGGTCTTAAATGATTGATGACAAAAATATCTATGCAAGGCTGCACTTGACCCCAAAGAAGTCAGCAGTACTAATCCAATTAAAAATGCCGGCAAACTAAAAGTTGATGGAAAGACAAGAACAAACGGAATAGAAAGCCACGCAAGGTAATGGATAGATTTTACTAGTTTAAAACTGTGGTATGCTTTAATCTTCATTAAAGTTATCCTTTGTGAATTTATATAGTGCTGCTAATCTATCGTCATAAATTTTAGAGTGCTCTTCTTGGAAGTATGGATTGTAGTTTTTAATTTGAATGTTTTCATATCCATGCTGAATTCTTAGACCAAGTCTGTTGTTTACTTCTCCAAGACGGCGATGATTAGTAATACTGTTATCGAAGAATAACCAATCATTATCGTTTTCATACCAATGATCCCAAGCATACTGCATAAGTTCTTTATTAATTTTTTCAAAAAGCTTGCCGCTTTCTTCTTTAGACATACCAACAATACCATCGACAGTATTAATAGAATAATGCAAACCTTTGATTCCACCCGGACTTTGAATTACCATAGGCAGATAACTTTCTGGTTCAGGGTTCATATTCAACCGCATCATTTCTTCTTGATCTTTAAGATCTTTAACATGTAGCATTCCTGGCTTATGTCTATGAATTACTATCATATCATTGAGTTCTGATCTAAATGACTCTGATAAATTTTCGTAATAAGTAGCTGTTTCAAGAAATCCTGTCGAAGAACCTTCCATGTTTTGTACACCTAATAGAGCAACGCTTGGCGCAAAGACATGGTTTCCCGCTTCATTAGAATGCCATTTCAATTCGCCATCTGGAAAAATGCCGGTGTGATCGCCGCGCTTATCACGCATATCAGTAACACGTTGTGTACCAGAAGGACCTTTAGTTTTAAATCTATTCTTTACAAGATCACAATGTGCAGGAGCAATTTTAGGATTGTCCTTTAGTGCCATTATAATGATTTCTTTTGCAGAGTATTCTGGATAATGTAAAGAAAGAAAGTACATACCACTGTAACGACTAGGACCCCACTTTTTTGTCCATTTAGAAATATCTTTATGTTTTACGTTACAATTACGAATAATTGTAACCAAGTTTTTCATGTGGATTTTGCCAATTTCCATCCACAGATCATCAGTCATTTCATCGAAGTCTACATCATCAATATAGACGGCGTAAGGGTGTTTAGAGCTCATTTTCATAGTCAAAATCTTTCCTGTTGTTGTATATTATATATTGCCAGCTTTGGTCATCTTCTGGTGTAGTGCTTACTAAAACTTCGTCATTTGATACTTTCCATTCTATACCAGTATATATGCTCATTTGCTTTGCTATTTTTCTTGTTCTTCTACCTTTTGATTTCCAATCTTCTCTTCCAATAAAGAAATCGTTATATCCTAATTTTTTACATATATCTATTTGTTGTATGATATGATCCATTGTATCTAATCGCATACCATCAGTACCTTTGCCAAAATTAACTAATGAGAAATCTGGGTCAATGCAGTAACGTGTACATAACCTTGCGATTCCGTTGTACATTGGTCGCGACCAAACTAAAGATGCAAGCACAGGTCTATCTTCTATCATTGTCACTGTGTAAGCAAGCGTGTTATGTATAAGGTACTCATCCATCTTATAATTTTTAGATCTAGCCTTTCCTGATACAGCAACTTTATTAAATATTATTTCTATTTCTTTAGATGGTTCAGTAGTCGTAAAAGTACGTGATGGATAATTCAACTTTGTAAACAATGTAAGAGGCGGATATCCATTGTAACCATTAGTTATCATAGTATAAACCTTGTCATCTTATGAAACAGCTTTGCTTTTGCTTTCTTAAGTATACTTGGTGTAGCTTCTTTTATTTCTAAAGAAATATTAGATTTTTTAATTGGAACTAGCTGGCACAGTGGTGTACCAGCTGGGATTGTAACTCTTCCGTTTTTAGTATGCCAGAAAATATGAATATTAAAATCAGATTGGAATCCATCACACTTGCCATAACAAGCACTAAACTTCGGATCGTCATCATATTGAATAGGCATTATCAATAATTCATATCCCTTTGGAATATCAAAGCTATATGGAATGAAAATTTTAAAGATTTGATCGTAATTGCTTCCAGTTGGAATCTTCATTGGATTTGATTTAGTATCAAATGTCGTAATCTTTGGATGCGATAAATTTAATGGCTTTATGAATTCATCAAAATAAGTTGGATAAAATATTTCGTATTTCTCTTCGCTGGTTTCAATAGTAAAATCATGCCATGTTGTTACAATATATCCTGATTCCATAACATCACGCATGCCTGGACATTTAGCTGCAGTGATAAGAGAAGATCTTCCATCTATTACTTTTTTATATTTTTGAAATGCTAGAGCACAGTTTTTAACCCATTTGCGCTTATACTCTTTAGCAGGGTAAATTGGGTACTCATCAGTAATAAGAGTGGATTCGCTATGGAATTTTACAACTGGCTTATTTAAGAACGGAATATTCATAATCATAAACTCTCAGTGATTTTTTAAATGGTGTAAGTTTTCTGCCAAGTTCATCTTGGGCTTGTTCAAAGTTTTCTGCAACATGCATAAGTTCGTCAGATCTAAAAATGGTATGGAACCAGTATCTAATAGCACCTGTACTACGAATCTTGCCGTCAATCATAGCTTCACGCCAATGAGCACGGTGCTCTTCAACTCGAGCTTTCCAGAATGGTGTGTTATCTAAGTTATCAAAGAATGCAATAATTTCCACACTTGGTGTTTTAATATCAGATAGCATCTTTGTGTTATTAAACGTATTCATCCACCATGTGTAATCATACATTGTTAATAGCTCGTCAGTAGTAAAACTAAAACAACTATTAATAAGATCTTTTCTTACAATTTTTGTTTTATCACGATCAGTTACAAAATCATCAAACACTTTGTTTCTATTTCTATGGAAGAACTGGTTTGTTGTTTGGTAAATGTTATCTCTTGTTGCAAATGCGTGATGTACACTTAACTTGTACTCTAACTTATGCTTTAAAAGTAGTGGCATATTTGGAACAGCTTCCAGCGCGTGGAAAGCCTGTGTCTCCACACCGTGCCCAAAGTCTTTATCCAATGTATATAACCAACTCTCAGGAGTTTCACCTGGAAGCCCTAGAATGAGCTCTGAGTGATACGGAATGTCGTGTTCCTTATAGTAATTTAGTAAGTATTCTAACTGCTCCGTTTTGATATTACTACGATCGTTGTAAGCAAGAGTCTTAAGGCTCCAACTTTGAATACCTAGTTTTAAAGGAGTCCAATGACCGTTCTCGGCACCAAAATTATCTTTAAAGAATATCTTACTAATCTCAGGAACGTATTTAATACTGTTTTTAGCAGTACCGCAAAGACTAATGAATACTTCAGGACGCTTATAATCTCGCATATATTTTGTCATGTCAAGATCACGTTCATACATGCCCCAGTTGGCATCAATAATTTTAACACCTGACATAGCAGTACTAGACAGAATTTTACTGATTGTTTTATAGTTTACATCGTCATCATATTTACTTACGACACTACCAGTAGCATCACCCCAGTCACAATACGCGCACTTAAATGGGCAGCCTCTGTTGGTTTCCAATACGGCAACAAATTTCTTTTCTGTATTATTTAAGAACTTATCAAGCGTGCCATCTAAATATGGAATTGGTGTGCCATATTTGTACTTGTTAGTTTTATTAAGCTTGTACCACTTTTGTGTGAACTTAGGATATTCGCGAAGTAATTGTAAAAATACTTCTTCACCAGATCCAGCAACAAAAACATCTACCCACGGTCTTTCTCCTTCGTATTCTAACCACTCTACTGGAGAGACAGGAATATTTGGTCCGCCGTAAATGATTATGCAATTTGGATTTTTCTTTTTATGTTCTTCGGCGATTTTATCAACATGATCTTGGCTCCAAACATAAGCAGTTAATCCTATAATATCTGCTTCCGTGCTTAGCATATCGTTATATTCATAGATAGGATCTATGAACTCGCATTCGGGCGGATCTTCGCTATTTTTAATATAGGATTCTAACAAAGCTGCGCTGTATGGTATATACGGCAAACTTCGTGGAATACTAAAAGATCCCAGTTGTATTTTCATAACAATTTTATCCTCTGGTGAAAAGCTTTTCTGCTATCCAGCCCGCAGTATCATATTTGTGTAATCTAATTTTTTTAGAATCATAATGGTGTTCTTTATGATAACCTTCTCCGGCAATAAACAAGTTAAGCCAAGGAACATTAGCACCACCTTCGGTTTTATGTCCAACGGTGTTAAGTAAACCAAACCCAATTTTTGCAAATACAAACGGTACTAAGGCAAACGCTACGAAGAAGTAAGGACTAATTAAGAAACTTATAACCCAATTTGCTACCCAGATATGCTTCCAATATTTGTGACAAAAAACAAGACGAGGATTCGCATATAAATCTTTTGCATAACGGACGGGAATATTTGGAATATCCCAAGTGGTTAAAAGTACTTTCCAGAATCCAACATGTTTTACCGCGTGTGGATCCTCTGGTCCATCTGAATGGTGATGATGCATTCTATGACTTGCAATCCATCCAATTGGTGTTCTAATTACAGCAACCATAAGCATATAAAGACCAATAACTTCAAACCAAACTGGAACTTCAAATTGTTTATGGCAATAGTAACGGTGCAATAAGATGCTTGCACCCCAATGAGAAATAATTTGACTCCAAATTATTCCTATTACTATTGATATTAATATTAATAACGATTCAGCCATTTATACACCCAACAATATGTATTCTATATTCTGTTGAAGCATTAACAAATGTATGCTTCTTTGTAGTATTTATTAAGTAGTAGCTGCCATCAGCCGGGTAACGTGAAACTTCATCATCAATTACGAAAAAGCATCTTTCGTTTGTAATCAAAGGAATGTGCATGCGTTGAGTATAATCTCGGTGGTAAGTGTAACAAGTCTGTGGCGGCATGCGCATAACTCTTGTTCTATACATTCCTAGCTTTTTAATAATTGTGTTTGTATATGCTAAATCTTTAAATATTGGTTCAACAAAATCTTTTTCTTCATGATCTAAATCAGTTATTCTTCCAATTCCATAAAACGGATCAGGATTTCCCTCTACACACTGCAGCGAGATTTGATTCTGGTATTCGGGTAAATACGAATCAAGTTCTAGTAAGATAAGATCAATATTAACTTTCATTGCTTCTCTATTTCTATAAGTGTCTGTGCTATTTTTGCTTTATGCACTTTTCCAATTTTCATTATAAACTCTTCATCGTAAAATGTCAACAGTCTATTGCAATTATTTGGAATAATTTCTGATTGAATGTTATCCGTAATACATATGTAAGAATCATTAAGTTCATAGTTATCTTGATTACCAAATTCGTCAATTCTTCGTGACCGATACCATTCTAGTAGTCTCGTATCTTGCTGCAAACAAACAGTAACAAAGATACTGCCGTTTGGATTTAAGTATTGCTTAAGCTTTTCTATAGTCCAAATAAATTCTTCATATGAAGTATGTGTGAAAACACTATACGCAAAAATTATATCATATGTTTCTAGTTGATGCGAAAAAGTATCATTACCTTGAAAATTATACATTGGGTTATATCTATTATGATAAAGCCAAGTAGAATGAGGAAACCTTTTTCTTCCCATTTCAAGTGCAACATTATCTACATCTAAACAAGTATAGTTTTCTTCTTTAATTTTACCATTGCTGCTTATTATAAGATTACCAAAGCTACCGCCGTAATCAAGTACTTTTTTATTTTCAAAGTCTATTACGTCTTTAACACCAGAATATAGATCGCACTCAAATGGGTGCTTCACACCTTTCACTGGATTTAATTTTATGTCAAATACAGAGTCATCTTTATATATTGGAACAGGAACAATGTTCCATTCGTGCGGATCATTTTTCATCAAATACTAATCCAAATTGTTTAGAAATAAAGTGTACGAATACTGGATCTTCTTCAATACACCAAGCGTCAAACTCTTTTTTTACTATTTTTCCTCTTAAAGTATTTTCTATATTAAATTTATCATATGCTTCGGCATACTTTAAAGAACGCTTTCCATGCCATAACGGACTCCAAAGATTAGAAGTTAGAAGGTTATTCTCTTTACATTTATACGCAAAAATACTTTCGTTGTCGTATCCAAAAGAAAGACGTATGTTTTCTGGATACATTGAAAACTCATCTTCTTTTAGCTCAGTCATAGTATTAATTACTTCATCAATATCTGAGAAATAATCTAATTTTTCCATTACATATCTAGACGCGGCGATAATTCCTGTGTTAAAAACTGGATAGTCTCCATCTAAATCTTTTTCAGTCAATAGCGCATGGGTATTCCAATATTTAGAATGAGGGTTCCTAAAATCAACTATAAAAGAATTAAAATACTGAATAGTGTTAGTAATTTTTAACTCATCTTTAGTTTGAAATTGGCAAGCAATTGCGTATTCCATAGGAACATTTTCAAATATATCAACATCTTTTCTTCTGCAATAAACGTCAAAATCTAGATAACAAACTAAATCATATTGCTTGGTTAACTCGTCTAAACAGTAAATCTTGTATAAATTTACTACATCATACTCTGATAGATTTCTAAACCTTTTTTTAAACTCTTGATATCTATCATCATTTTCATATAATATAAAATCAGCTCCAATATTCTGAGCATACTCCTGTTTATCTTTTATAAGATCATCATAATGTTTTTCAAACTGAATCTGTGTTCTTTTGCTTTTATTACCAAGTGGTTCAATTTTTGAGGTTGGAGGATTATCTAATTTGTCGTCATCGATTTTTACGTATAAAGAAAATATACATTTAGTTTTATCATTGAAAAATCTATTAAATTTCTTATTGATAAAATGAATAATCTTTCCTTTGCATCCAACATAATCGGCTGGCTTATCGTAATACATCGTATGCCATTCATCAGCAAGCAAAACATAAGGAATACTATATTCTTCTAAAATATATGAAAAGAGTGCTTCGTTATTCGGATAATAATGTCTGCGGACATAAGAAGTATCTTTTCGTTTTGTATTGTTTTTCTTTATAGATTCAACAAGCTCGACCATTTCAGACAATCTATCTGAGAATTTTATCTGTTTAATATGTTCGCTTTTTCCAATGATAATTCCAGTATTAATTACGTGATTGTCTTTGCCACCAAGCATATCTTTTGTAATATGATACTTTAAAGTAGGTGAACGTAGTCCGTTAGATTTCAAAAACAAAGTTTCAATATTCTTATTAAGTATGTCTTCGTCTTGGTCTTTTACGTGAATACCTTTGCTGAGGTCTAAAGATTCAAATACGTTTTCGTTAGTATTAAACAAAACATCCATATCAACATACATGACTTCGTCGTATTCTTCTGCAAGCTGGGCCATAAGATGATGCTTATACAGGTTTACCTTTGTAAACTCTAAATCATCGGTAAGTAAAAAATCTTTCATCGTATTATGATAAAAGATAAACTTAACTCCAATATTATCAGAATAGTCTTTTTTGTTTTGAATTAGACGATCAAAATATTCTTTTACAAGCAACTCATTCGTGTTATCGAGATTGTTAGAATTTGATATATCGTCAAAAGTCGTGAAAATAACTCTTTTCATTGACCAATCACCATATATCTATCATAATCTTTTGCTTTAAGAGTTCCTGCATAATATACAGATACTAAATTTAATTCTTCAACAAATTCTTCTAAACTGTCGTAGGTATTAATATGACTTTGAACAGAATGATAATTGTTAGATTGTAAACAAACTACCGTTGAAGGCTTTTTTCCTTCTACTATAAATCGAATATCATCTTTTTCCATGTGTTCACAGCTTGTATTAATAAACACGTCATAGGTTTTTCTTTTTTCTATAACATGATCAACCGCGTCGTCAACTATAAATTGTGTATTTTTATGAGAAGAATCCATGCCTTTTAACAACCCATATCCGATCACTTCTGTAACTGGATCAGAATCAATGTTACGTATAATTACATCTTCTGAAACGTAATTTCTTAGGATAATAGAAACAAGTCCGTACCAACTGCCAAGGATCGCAATTTTTTCTGTCTTTTCTGGCAAGAAAGGAAGTAACTCACGCACCAGCCATTCTTTACCTTCGAACTGCCATGTACTCACTGAGTTAATTATATCTATAGAACGATATAGATCTACTTCAGGATCGTATTTTGATTTTTCATAGATTGCTCTAACTGATTCTAAAGCATTTCTATATGCTAACTCTCGGTAATTCATAATTTATCCCATTATACATATCAATTAGTGTTCTACCATTATATGGATTTGCCACGCTATTAACTAATCCATCTCTAAACGTGTTATGTGGTATCTTTTCGTGGACAATAAATCTATCAATACCAACATATTTTCTCATAAAGTAATCTTTGTTAGATAAAAAATGTTCCCAAATATGATGCTGTTCACCAGCCGTCCAAGTAATTACAGAACTATTTATATGAACATTATATGCGTGTTTTGGCATATACTTACCATCCTTCCAATAGTCCCTAAGTACGGTCAGACCATTCCAAGTTATAAATGAGGAAGGATCTGCCTTAATATCCATATCCAAATCAAAATAAAGGCATTTTCCTTGCACTGGGAAATCCTTACTAAACATCGCAAGTTTATTCCACCAAAGGCGCAATGTCGGTCTTTTAAAAATTGGTATTGTTGTTATTTCAACATCAGTTGAATCATCGGTATAACAATAAAAATTTGCTGTTGGATAATATTTAAATAATTGATCTGCTAATCTATTTACATGACCTGCATGATATTTATTGCCGTGTTTAACAAGGATTATATTATCGGTAGTCATACTCTGAATCCTCACGAAGTTGATGTTCTTTTCTTACTCTATTAGAACAATTCACTACACACATAGGCATGGGATTATCAGAAGATAAACTCTGAGGAAGAGATTTAGAATACCATTTTGATTGTAAAATATCTTTTATAGAATGTTTAAATACACTAATTTCATCCTGGCTATCTATTAGATGCTTAAATGTAGGATTCGACATAATTGTTTGTTTATATTTACTTTTCGAATCATATTCCGGATCAGGATTATAGACTCTCGTATGAAACCATCCGACGTAGCAGCATGGAATAACAGATCCATCGTGCATGACATAAAGACTATTCATAGGTAAAGCCCATCTACATTTAATGGTCTCGTCTAAATGTATTTGTCTTTCATATTTTTTAGTAGTTTTTGGCTGGACATCAACTTTTTTATCCAAAACCTTTGTTTCTGGTTGTGGTTTTTCTACCTTTTTAAGAGCACCAACAATATAAGGTTTACTAAAAACATTTCTATCTGCTTCTTCTAATACTTCCCTTTCACCATCTTCATTTATGAACTCAAAGGTTTTACCATCAAAGAATCTATCAGAGATAACCTTTGTATGCCATAAAGATCCATATTGTAAGCAAAGTTGCTCTATTTCATTCAAATAATCCTGATTGTGTTTAAATACTACAGTTTGTGTTGCAGTTTTTGCCTTGGTTTGACTAAACATGTACATATTATCTAAAACCTTTTGAAGACTTGTAAATCTTCTATATTTTGAATGCATGGCTTGATCAATGCCATCTACATCAAATCTCACCTGAAGAAGTTCTCCTCCCATAACACCAAGATTCCACCACCATTCTTCATCTCGTATTGATCCATTAGTTTCAACTCTTACCTTGCACCCATTTTTAATACAATATTCAATAATTTGAAATATGTCTTTATTCATTATGCAATCACCATATGAACCAACAAAAGATATTTGTCCAATGTATTCAAAATCTTCAGGTTTTATAGCTTCCTTAAATTGATCTATACTCCATTGAACCAAGGGCATCCATCCAACTTTTCCTAATCCATTTCGATCTGTTCTCGTACATTGCGGGCAACCTGCATTGCAATAAGTACTTACGTCTATAGTGACTTTGAGAGGATGATTTTTATTAGTTGACCACATATTTTATATACAATTCCTTAAATTTATTTTCTACAAAATCAATGTTTGTAATCAATTGCCTGTAGTTTATATTCATCGGCACATAAATATCTTTTTTATTTTTTATACCAAAAAAGTTTTTCATATTTTCCGGAGTCAATTCTTCATATTCAAATCTATGGAAAATATTTAAAGAGGATATGAAATCCTTTTCTACTTTATATATTTTTAAATAAGATTCAATGTCTGATGTATCAGCATTAAAAGTAACTTCTTCTATATTCTGTTTACGATTAATAAATCTATGGGAATTGGCCCAATTTGTTTTACGTTGATACATATAGCTTAAAAAGGAATCAAATGGATCACGATCTATAGTTAAAATTTCAATTCCGTCAAGTAGCTCATGTAATCTTTTTTCATAACCGTTTTTTATTAATTCAAAAGGAATAACTTTAAATGGATGTAATCTTCCTTCCTCTTTTAATATTTCAAAATAATTGAATTTTCTTTCTATTTGTTTTTTATCATATGTGTTTAAATAATAATCTTTTATCAAATCTTTTATCCAAACAGCTTCATTATCTAAATAATTTCTACCTAAAAAGAATTCTGTTGTAAATTTAACTTCTTTGAATTGTTCTTTTTCGTTAACAAAGTTCATCAGATACGTAGTACCCGTTCTTTGATGTCCGACTACGACAAAAGTCATTAATCTTCCAGTAATTTATCTATAATAGAAAATAATTGAGTAACTCTTGTCGATTTGCGAATAGCTGACTTCTGTTCTTTTGAAATTTCTTTTACAAAATCTTGTTCTAGTGTCCAGAGCTTAAACTTAAATAGCATATCCTTGTCGGTGTTTTTATCTAAAATATGAGTCCAAACTTCTGCAAGCATATCTTGAACACTCAATCTAGTAGAACGTGACAAATCTGCTAAATCTTTTTTGGTATTAGCGAGCATGTATTTTTCACTAGCGAGCATGTCTTTTTGACTAGCGAGCATGTCTTTTTCACTAGCCAGAATTTCATCCACAAGCATTTTTGCTGCAGCATTAACTTCTAAATTCCAAGCATTAGATTGAACACGCTTAGATTCTGCGGTTGCGTCAATGATCTTCTCTGCATCCCAACCGTCTGCTTCCAAAGCTTGAAAGTCAGCATTGTTTGGATCTACTTCAAGATGATAGATGGCGTTTATACCATTATCGTTATATCGTACTTTAATTAGAGAATAATCAGTGTTCATGTACTCTGCACTAATAATTCTACCACTAAATTCTGCCATTATATTTTCTCCTATTATGGTTCTTGATCTGCGAATATAGCCACTGAAGTTGATGACTGGATCGTTAATGTAGCAACATCTCTAATTTCTAATGTACCTAGTATATAGTTATTCCCAAGAGCGTTTGAAGAGTCACTAACTTTCCATGTTCTAGTAGTACCACAATTTAACCAAACACCATTGCCAGCTGAAGTAACGGTTCCTCCGCCATTAAGTGTTTGCGTATACGTAAATCTTACGTCATAATCTGCAGCAGCACCTGTTATTAGCCAAGTATCTGGCAATCCACTTGAAGTTCCCGGATTACCAGACGTGCCAGTTGCATCGCAGACCCCAGTGTTACGAACATTAAATTGTGCAGTACAAGAACCAGAAAGACCGTTGCTTGAAGCGCTTGCGCTATAAGGCCCAGATGCAAATGCAACGAGTGTAGATAAAGCCCCCTGATGAATCTTAAATGCTTTTGATGCCCCTTGGACTGTAGCAGTACCGGTAGGGAATTCCTGAGTACGGTAATCATCTGCGTTAACAAATCTTGTATTGTAAGTAGATCCAGCTGTAGTAATAGCTGTATCTGTGAAAACTGTGCCGTTCGTAACACCATCAGCGCCATTTACGTTATATGATATTGTGTGTGCTGAAGATCCACCGCCAAGATAGAATCTTAAGAATGGATTTAATAATGCAGCCCAAGTAGCTGGTGTGTGTTGCTTAATAGATTCTGTACCAGAATCAAAATACATCGGTAAATCATACAACAAAGGTGCAGTAGCGCCTTCCCAGAGCACAGATGTTGTTGCCGGATAGTTAACTTTAGCGATGCTATAAGTAGTGATATTATTATTTTGCGTCGGTGTTTCTGGAATGCTAGACGCGGCGTACGCTGCAACATTTGCTTCTTGGTTTAAAGCGGCAGTTCCTATAATTGTAGCATTGGCTGGTGCAGCCGAAGTAGTCATGTAATACGTACCACTTTTTTGAAACGTCTGACCTCCGCCACCAAATGAATCTAGTACTGGTAATACAAATGTATCAATAAAGTCAGTAACAGTCATAGATCTAAAACCTGCGTTTACCTCTGTACCATCTGGGCTATACAAATACAATGGGTATTGTGTGTTATTAGTATCGCCTGTTGGCAAAGTAACAGAGTCATAGACTATTCTAATATTGCTATAGTTATCTGTTACTTTGAAAACATTTGGTGTTTCTGCAGCAGTATCAAAATTTGTTACATCTGTTGTAGAAGCACCCGCACTCCACCAAGTGTCAACAAATGGTTGTCCAGCAGCGAGTGTCCCGTTTGTACCACCAATTTCTATTCTTGGATTGGGGTTAAGAGCAAACGCATAACCTGCAAGGTCATTTATTTCGGTTACGCCTTGTGCGGAGAATGGATATACTTGCTTATACGTTTCGCCCAAAGGAGCAAGCATATACACTGGTGCTCTAACTGTCATGTTGAATCCTCACTTAGGGTTGTGCTGTTGCGTTTGCACAAAATAGGGTGCGGATTTCAGTGCCTGCAGAATCATAGATTCGCAAAATGTTGTTTTGGTTTATAATCGCAGAATTGATTGTTGTTTGCGTAGTTACATCTGTATTTGCCACATTTGATAGTACATATGTATCGCTGACTACGTCTAGACCATTTATTTTAAGTGCCATCTTCGTCTCCTTTAATTGACTATTAGCATATATGTTATTTATTAACTGTTGCTGCAGCGCTTAAGCGCCTCACACATGTTTATTTATAAATAGTTTTATTGAAACTTCTTTGTTATGTGCTTATTTATTTTATTAGGAGAAATAGTATGACAAAGAAAACAATCGACGCCGATGCAGTCGAAGGCATGGATCTCAACGGTGATGGACATGTTACTAAAGCAGAAATGGACATGGCTTTGGAATTCAAGCGCAGAGCTTTAGAAGATCAAGATGCACAAAGAGATGCAATGCGCAAAATGACTTGGTTTGCTCTAATGGGCATGTTACTATATCCATTTGCTATTGTATTAACATCATTCCTTGGATTAGACCAAGCAGCTAGTATTGTTGGCGATATTGCTCCAACATATTTTGTTGCTATCTCAGCATTAGTTGCAGCTTTCTTTGGTGCAGATGCTTTGAAAAAGAACAATAATTAAAACAATAGAGGGTGGCTCATAGAACCACCCTTTTCATCTTTAGTAAATACCGTAAATAAAATCTTCAGAGATTAATCATGATTTAGTTTATTAAATTATTCTTCTGGCGGTTTTTCATTACGAAGATTCAAGTCGCCTTCGCCAATGTCTGACATTTTCAATCGTACATCTCCTTGAAGATCTACATCTACAAACGCGTGGTTAACAACAATTTGTCCTGCAACAGTTGAAAAATACGTTAATTGATACTGAGCTTCATTAGAAGCATTTATCTGAATGAATGATGATGCGCTTACCTCGACACCATATCCGGCTTCATCTATAAGCCCGTTAATTTCTTCAATAGTTAAAGCTGTTAAGTCTTCCATTTTTTCCTCCATATGTTACTATTATATATTGTTTCTTATAAATGTCAACTGTTTAAAAAGAAACATTTAATTCAGTAAAGCATTCTATAGTTAATTCGCATTCCATCTTAAACGCTTCTTTTTCCCAAGGTAGGTCAGTGTAAGCTATACTGCTATCATTCACAGCTTTAGTTTTCCACATAATTTTCCCACCAGCGGTCCGGTGCCTGAGTTCTCGGCGATAATACTGTTTAACATGAACCATCTCGTGGCAAACGGTGCTTATAAGATCAAACAGCCGCATGCCTTTATTTATCTCAATCTCAAAGCTTTTGTGATTATCGGTATTAAGACAATACCCCATTGCTCCGTCGAGTTTCTTTAGTCTTATTTCAATATTAAGCGTACGCACACGAGGCAACAGCCTTTGGACACACCACCATACTGCAGTTTCTGCTATTTCCCGCTCTTTAGCTTTGCCACCAAATATTTCAATATTGTGCATATCATATTACTTCCATAACTATGCGACTATTATAACTATTATAAAACAGTAAATATTGCATGTCAACAGTTATTTTCGTACTGTAAAACTTTCGCCACAGCCGCATTCTGCATCTACATTAGGGTTCTTAAATACAAAGCCTTCTTGGAGTCCTTCAGCAACATAGTCTAGCACTGTTCCATCTAAGTAAATATTACTTTTAGGATCTACTACTAATTCAACAGCACCGCATGTAAAGCTGAGATCTTCAGGTTCTAATTTATCAACGAATTCTATTACGTATGCCATACCTGAACATCCTGTAGTGCGAACACCAAGACGAATGCCCAAGCCTTTCTTTCGAGCTTCGAGGTGCCTAACTACGTGTTGCTCAGCAACCGCGGTCATTGTTATTGACATTGGCTTCTCTTAGATTTAATATCTTTCACTGCTGCCTTGATTGCATCTTCGGCAAGTACCGAACAATGTATCTTAACAGGAGGCAGAGCTAGCTCTTGAGCTATTTCCGTATTTCTTATTTTCTCAGCTTCATCAATGTTTAAACCTTTAACCCATTCAGTTAAAAGAGAACTTGATGCTATGGCTGATCCACAACCGTATGTTTTAAACTTAGCATCTTCGATAATGCCTTCGTCGTTCACTTGAATCTGAAGTCGCATAACGTCTCCGCAAGCAGGTGCACCAACCATTCCTGTACCAACATTATTAGCTTTTTCGTCCATTGTACCCACGTTGCGTGGATTTTCGTAGTGATCTAATACTTTATCTGAATATGCCATATTACTTGTCTCTTAGTAGTGTTTACGTTTCATCGTACTGCCTCTTCTAGTTCAGCAACATACTTTTTCAAGTCTACAATCTCGCTTTCCAACTCTTGAATGTACTCTTCGACTATCTCACGTTCACATAGAGTCTTACAGCAAATAGATATTTGTTGCTTAGCTCTAACTGATAATGATTTTATAGCTCTTCTCACTGATTACTCTCTCTCTTAGAGGCGTATAAGACTATTTATGCAGATTCTGCGAAGACATACATTTCTTTCATACCATCATATATTTCTTTAGTAGGATGCCATACTTCACGTTCCTCTTCATCAATACCGACGACATATGACTTACTGAACTTTGACTTAGTATAAACATTCAGGTCATTAATCTGTGCAAGATCAAACCAAACTTTACGGCCACCTTGAGATTGACATGTTCCAGCTTGTAAAGTTATTCCCAGCTTCTTGATAATGTAACGATAAGCTTTAGCAGCAATACCACGTCCACCGTATCGATGATCTAATTGAGTCATATCTATATGAAAAGCATTCTTAAAGTCACCTACTGACAACTGCACGTTGAGCACTCTCTTGACTCTCTGAGGGCTTCTACCATGTCGTACACTAGTGTCTACCACTTCAACTTCAAGCCAACCATCTTCCATCATGGAATCATCTACCCATACCTGAAGCTTAGAGAAAGAACCTAATCTTACCCAAGTATCGTCATTAGCTTTAGTATCAAAGTAGCCTAACGAGAACTTCTTCTTCATTACAATACGATCCATAGCTTAGTACTCAATTGTTTAATATAGTATATTATAACATGATTTAAGAACAAAGTACACTAAATATGAGCCTTTCTTATACCGTTTTGATATAAGAAAGGCTTTTGTTATACCTACTTTAGCTTGTACTTAGTACGAACATGGAGGCATTGGATGTTGTATCCGCCTGCATAGATGGTATCGAATGAGAAGATCTTCTCTCCGTTGAGCTTCCAAGCCCCTTCAATGAAGCCATCTTTACCTTCGTCTAGATAAAGCTTTTCAACTGACTTAACATCGAAGTTGATTTTCTTAGCTACTGCTACATCGATCTTTGCAAGCTTGTGATCTGCGTCTTTTTTCATCTTGATACGGATGCTGGCTTCAGATTCGTAGCTAGCTAGCATGATATCGCCTTTTGTGTAGCCTTTACCTTGAAGCTTGATGAATTTGAAGGTAGAACGCGAAAGATACCGGTCACGAGCTCTGTATGTTGCGTATTCTGCAACAAACTCTTCATCGGTATCTAACGCTTTTTGAACATCTTTGAGATTCATCACATACGCTGTACGATCGTTAACCCACTTATTCATCAGAGGAGTAGCTGTTTCTTTGATGTCTTTGATTATTGCAGTAAGATTGGTCATGATATAGCCTCTTTATTAATTTATAAGACTATTATAGATCATTTAAGAACGAATGTCAACAGTTATTTTCATTTAATTGCAAATTATTTTCACCAGAAGCCTTTAACATCTCCAATAAACCAGCCCATACCACCTATGATACCTAAGCACCCCACTACGAGTAACAAAATACTTATAGTATTAAAAAAATCTTTGCGTAGTTCTGCTTGACGATAGACAGTATCTTGTCTGGTTTTAGCAATTTTCCGTCTCATTTGCACTAACTCGTCCCACGCATTGGCACCGTAGCGCCACATGAGCATTGTTCTAAGTTCTTTTTCTTGTTCTGCTATTTTCTTTTCATGTATAAGCAGATTAAGAGCTTCTTCTTCAATAGACTTGCTAGACACTAGTCTTCTAAATAGCGGAGGATTTTTTGCTTGTTGCTGCCCAAACCTAAAATCGCCTACGGCAGTATACCATTTGCCTAGCTGCTGAGCTGTATCTTCAAATTCGCGGCCGGCTGCAACCATTTTGGTTACCATATTATAGGCTGACGTGGCCATAGTAATGGCCGAAATAGGATCTATCATATTGGGCCTTATAAAATTGGAGGAACATTGTAGCTCCTCCAATATTTATTTACTTGATAATTTTAGGCCATTTTGATGTATCAAATTTAGATTCAGAAGCTTCGTCTAACTGAGGGAAGAAGTTAATTCCGGTCGCAGCTTCAACTTCATCAATAGTAGCTACAAACAAAGGTAGATCTTTTGAGCTATATTTCTTATTTGGGAAGATGAATCCAATGGTTTCTCCATTAGTATGGTTGTAAACTACTTTCCAGACTTTAGTCGGAACGCCTACATTATCACCAATAACCAAATAACCATCTTCGTAAATCGTACCACTTGATACGTAAATATCGTTTCCTTCCGCTGCGGTATTTCTTACACCAAGCTCTAGAATTCTCCAAATAACTCTGTTGTTACCCGGATCTTGTGGAATCATATTTGTTAGGAAAAAGCTTTCGCTCATTTGATCTTGATCTGTACGATTATCAGCCGCAGGAACTAAATGCCCACGATCATAGCCTGACGCTTTATAGTCATCTATTGATGCTTCTTTATCGTCTGGTACTTTTGGATCTGGTCTAAAATCATCTTTGCGCTTTGCAGATCCGTTGATGTCAGAATCGTCTAAATGCTCTACTACGAACTCAGCGGTTTTTGTATCGTATCTATAATGAACAGCATAATTGCCGTGACATATATATTGTACATTTTCAGTGATGCTACTAATTGGTGCACCGTGAATTGTATGCTGAGGGCATTCGTCATCGATCGGATTAGCAAACGCTGCAAACGGTGTTAGTGCTAGTAAATATAAAAACTTTTTCATTGTTGCTCCAAAGGTTATAATTATCTTGTGATTTATTTATATTAATATGTGTAGTGTGTTATTTGTATCAATTGTCGGGATTTTGACACTTGCTGTCAAATAGATATTCGCAAAAGTTTCATTTCGAAGTATTTTAATTATAAATATGTGTATGACTATAAATAACTGCATAATATGTCTTTATGAACAACTTGGAGTAAAAGATAATGAAAACACTAATAATGGCTTTGTTCGCTTTTATGGTGATGACAGTTGCAACATCAAGCTTCGCTCAAGAAGCGGTTGAATGTCCTACTGGATACGTTTGTACACAGTCAGGTACTGATACTAATGTTACAACTAGCGGCAACATGAATACAAACATTACACAGCCACCCCCATCGGCTATTTCCCCACAATTTAGCGCTGGTACTAACAACGATCTATGCACAATTGGTGTGTCTGGAGCAGTGCAAACACAAATTCTTGGTATTTCTGCTGGTGGCACATTTACTGAAGAAAACTGTCAAAGATTAAAAAACGCAAAAGTAATGTACGATATGGGAATGAAAGTTGCAGCTGTGTCTGTAATGTGCCAAGATCAAAAAGTATTCGACGCTATGATGCATGCCGGAACTCCTTGCCCATATGATGGCCAAATTGGTGATGCTGCCAAATTGGGTTGGGAAACACACGTGCAAGAAACTGAAAAAGAACTAAAATTAATGGGACCTATGAATGTTGAGAAAGCTGCTCCACTTGCTGGTGTTGGTATTCTTGCCCTCTTACTCTTACTCTGAGAGTATTGTACCGTATTACGGATACACGGGTAACGCAATAACCGACCAATCACTTATGTGGTCGATGCCGTCGGTTATTCCGGGTGTAGGTGGTCTCGATATTCAGAATGTGATTTATTCATACAGGATTCAAAAAGAAACTGGAGATTTCACTACAGTATACGTGCAGAACGAATTTGCAAGTGGGACAGGTTATATCTTTAGAGAAAGAGATGATTGGCTTCCGGGATCTTTATCGGGAACACAGATTAACAAAGCAGTTCCTGTTGGAAATCTTCCAAGCGAATTGTGGGGTAATGGTAGTATAGTAGTAGAAGGACCTGGAAGTGTGTATGACGCTAATGTTGTTTATACGTATAAAGTAACACCATGCTATAATCCGCAATTTGATCCAAACTGTCCTGGATATGTTGTGCCAGTGCCAGACATATATGAAATTGATTTAGATAGTTTATACAATGTAATGAATGATGAAAACGTTGAGTTAGATAGAAATACTATTCTAGACGAAAACGAAGAAGTGTTAGACGAAAACGAAAAGAAGAAAGTAGTAGAAGAAGAAGAAGCAAAAAGGAAGTATAGATTAGAAAAAGCTATGTCAGTATCTGATACAACAGCGTTATTTGTAGAAGGAATGCGAATTCAGAATATGAATGAGATGATGAATATAGCTGTAATGTCACAAGGATATTACACTGCACAATTAGCAGGTGGTTCTTATAATGAGACGGTAGTTTTAGCAGATTCAAAACTCCCAGATGGTAAAAGTGGTTTACGCAATGGTTTCGCACAACAGTTGCTACATCAGCAAATGGTAGATTCACAATATAACCTAAACGAAGGAGAATAACATCATGTTAAAAGTAAACAAATTGTCGGCAGTGTTTTTAATACTAGTTGCAGGAACGACACCTGCCTTAGCGCAAAGTGAAACACAAATTAACGGAGTAGTGCAATCACGTTGCATTATACAAACAGATAGTTCAGGTACCTTTGGTAACCCTAATGCTTACACATTAACTACGTCACCACAGGACGGTGGTGAAGGCGCTGTTATACGAGTAGATGTATCACTTGCAGATGCATATTATGTAAATATTACTGCACCAAGCTCTTTCTCTTCTAGCCCATCATTGCCTGATACGGTAACTTGGGTCGGTGATACTACAGTTAAAACTGTATCTGACGCTACGGGTATGGGTACATATGAATCAACTAAAGTAGAACTCGGCATGGCAGATAGATATGACTTAACTGCCACTGGTTCGACTTGGTTTGAAACGGTGTCTACGGCTGTTATGGGTGGTAGTAAAGCGTTTCCTGGCGGCAATTACACAGCACTAGTTATTGCTGAGTGTATCGCACAATAAAAGTGATTGGATTATTATGAAAATATTTATTATTGTCGTTAGCTTATTGCTCGCCAATGCTACAAGTGCTCACGAGATGGTTCCAACATATCCAAAATTGGAACCATCTTTTATGGAAGGTCTTCATAAGACTACTATGACTATGTTTAATAAAAGAGCAGATGTTGACTATTACGAAATTGGCGTCTTTGATGCAAACTGGATACCGATACCGTTTGTTACTAACTATACAGTATTTAAAATACCGTATTTAAGTACAGTGTCATTTGATGTTTTTATTAGAGACCAAGATATAAATAATGCAGAATATATCTGCTCGAGATCTAAACTGAAAAAGAGTGATAGAACTAGAACTTCGGTATCTTCTCGGATTTGTTCTAGATTCAAAAACGGGAGCGGTGAATAATGAAAGTAAAACTTTATATTATAATCTCTATTATGACGTTAATCTTTACGTCTTCGGCGTATGCACAACAATCCGGAATCGGTGTTAGTTTGCCAGGAGCTTCTCAGTCTTATGGACAAGACAGTATTCGTGCAGGTGACTTAGATTGTAAGAATTCTATTGGTGGGGCAACAAATCTAGAGTTCGGAATAACCGGTGTTATTGATAATTATCAAAGCCCGTTTGGTTCTAATTCTAATAATAACGGATTTGACACTACTAGAGATATTGGAGTTTACGCGAGAATTACTATTCCTCTCGATAAACCGAAAGAAAGAATTAACTGCAATAGTTTGTACGAATTAGAATTGAGAAAAAAGAGATTAGAGGTTCTTAAACTTCAACAAGAACTCGAAGCTCTGAAGCGTTTAAACGCGTCTGGTAACCAGAATAGTTTCGAGAACTAGGAGATAAAAAATGTCAGATAAAGACCTTGGTGAAGGTATTGAAAAGTTTGAAGAGGAAATAGAAAACCTCAAAAATACAAAGATGAAACTTTTTGGCATTACTATGACTCCTACTACAATCGGCGCGCTTTTTGCAGTTATTAGTACAATAGTGGGCGGGCTATATGCTTCATTCCAAGTATACGACGACTATATGGGTATGAAAGAAATTGTTCAAAACATCGATATTGAAGCTATTCAAGCAGAGAATGCGCTTGTAGTCCAGAAGATGGAAGAGAACATGATTCGTATCGAAGAAGCTATTGAATACACTCGTGACATTAAACAAGGTTTGCGCGATGATATTCTTGGAATTGAAAAACAAGTTGATCGTATGGAAGATAAGATACGTGAGCAAGAAGCTGAGACGCGCGACATTATTCAAAGTGCCGAAGAGCGATTTGAGAACAAACGAGATGGTCTGCAAAATGACTACGACGAAAAGGCAAACAACCTAAGAGATTCTAACGATAGTCGCATGACTGATTTAGAAGCAAAGGTTGATCGTGATATCGCTGATATGTTAAGTCGAGTTGAAAGAGATATTAAAACTCTCGAAGATACTCTTAATAATAAACTGCAACGAGCATTAGATAACCCTTTAGCTAATTAGAGACAGTAATATGAAAGTGTTAAAAATAATTTGCAAAAAGTGCAAGCACAAGTGTCATTGCGATGATATTGATTGCGGTGAATGTATTAATGATGTGTGCACTAAATGCGACTGTAAAGAAAGTAATAGAGATGGACGATAGTTCGGTTAACCCCGCATATATAATAGGAATAGTATTTTTAATAGTTTTGTTTTATACATCACTAACTATAGGCTGGCAAAATAGAATTCAGTGGCTACAAACAATTGCACAAGAGGAAAAATAATGTTCAACTTAAATTTTAAAATGTCGTTAATGGCAGAGATGGCGTACCTAAGCGGTAAAGAAGCTAAAGCTAAAACTAAACAATACGGCATCACAGGCCATAAATTCTGGGACGCCGATGGGGCGCAATGCCACGCATTTTGGAACAAAGATGAATACGTTTTAGCATTTCGTGGCACACAGCCCGAAGAGTTATCAGATCTTCTTGCTGACTTAAATGCTATTCCTCGTGGAGCTATGACACACGGCTTAGTTCACTCAGGTTTTCGCGGTGAGCTAGATAAACTATGGGATGACATTGTTAAGCATCAAAAGTCTCATTCTAGTAGAAAGCTTTATATCACAGGGCATTCATTAGGTGCTGCTATGGCTACTATCGCTACTTCTCGCTTTGAAGAAACTATGAAAGTTGAGCAGCTAACTACGTTTGGTTCGCCAAGAGTTGGAACAAGAAAATTTGTTAACGCTATTGAAACAACTCATTACCGATTCGTTAATAACAACGACATAGTTACTAAAGTTCCTTTATGGATTATGGGATATAAACATCACGGTCTTTTGCAGTATATTAACTTTTACGGTAATATACGTAAGCTAACAACTTGGCAAGCGATTAAAGACAAGTGGCGCGGATATAAATCAGGCATTCTTGATGGTGCCTTAGACCACGGAATGGCTAATTATGTTAAAGCTCTGGGCAACCAAAAAGAATCTGATATAAATAAATAACATTAATATATAGGAGAATAAAAATGGCATCTACATACAGAGCATACGCCGATAGAATGGGCGCTACAGCAGCAACAGATTATATAGGCAAACCAGGAGATATTTTCTGGGATCAGGCGAATGGAGCATTACGAGTATCTGATGGGGCAACCGCAGGTGGTACTCTAATCGGTGGTGGCGGTGGTGCAACCACTTGGGCAGCTATTACTAATATTAATAATGCTAACGGGCCATACGCAATAGCAGTTGG